TCGCTGCCCCAGCGCCCCTCGACAACGCGCTTGCCGGTATCAACCCAGATGTTTGGACCACCAAAGGCCACAAGAATGCGCGCGCTTTGCATGACCTTCAGATCCGAGGACACCACAAAATTGAGGTCGAGCGCATCCATCAGATACGTCATGCCATCCATAGTTTCGGTAACCATTTCTTGACCGCAGCAAGAGCATTGGTTGTCTTCAATCTCAGGTTCTTGATGGGTGCCGCAATCGTGGCAGACCTGACACTCGACACCGTTGTGGATATCGTCGGCGATGGCATTTACGTGGCGCTCTAAATCATTGTTTATCATTTTATACTCTTTTCTCGTTGTGGGTGCATTTGCCGCACCATTGTAAACACTGCAAAAGTGAATAGATATTGACCAATTAAAGATCGGACTCGTTCAAACCGTGATACCCCACAGGCTCATTCGATGTGGCTACGGGTTCAACCTGATAACGTGTGCCAGTATAAGGAATGAACACATTGCGCGCGAAGTCATAGTTGTGCAACTCACCATAGACACACTCAAAGCGGCCTTTAGAATCACGCATCACGCGCGTGGTTTCGCTGTAGTAATCGCCGCGGCGCTCCTCAACAAAGTGCTCAATTTCCATTTGATCCAGCATAAGGTCACTGTGATAACTCATTTTGTTTTTCCTCGTTTGGTGTTGGACTGGCCAACGGTTGGACTGGCGAAATTTACCAGCTGTGCAATCGTATCAAAACTGAATTGATCGGTCAATCGGTATTTTTGCGAACGCATCACTTTTGATTAGAACCCATCGCTACAGGAGTTTTGTGACAGTAATGTGACAGAACTGTAACGAAGGGAAGAAATGTGCGGATTTCTTTCGGTGGGCTGTTGGTTGACTGCGGGTGGCCGCGAAAACGATAGGTAAAACACAGAGAGCCAAACCATCGCAGGGCAGGGCGATTTCACGCCATTATAGAGAGTATTTGGCTGGCAACAGTTGTAAACACTGTTGATTTAGCCCCCTGCAACCCTTGTTTTTATGACATTGGAACGCCTTTGGGGTAATTTGTGGGGTAAATGACCCCGCTGCGAGCAGAATTGGTTGGATGGCACGGGGGGAATTGCGCGCCAGAGATAATAGCGTAAGCCCCTCAGAGATTTTTGCCGAAATTATTACGCCACCACGCTCACGCACACGTTCATCTGCCTGATGGTCAGATGGTAAGTTTTGTGATTGCTTTATGTGGGCAGGGTTATTCAAGGTAGGAGCCTTAAAAGTAACACTCCCCTGCGAAGCGAACCGAGTATCTAGATGGCATCTTTCAACGGCGGATAACTGTCATATAATGCTAAATTCGCAAAACCCTAATGCTCAAGCGGATTACCGCTCATTCTTTATACGCGCGTGGGGCAGCTGTTCGTGTTCTAGGGGTTTGAACAAAATGTTTTCGTGGGTCTGAAACGGAAAACTAACTTTCATGTGGAATCCTTATTGACCGCTTGAACGGGGTCAGGCATAAATAGAACATACCGTGAACATTGATTTTAAATAACCAACAAGCCTTGGCTTGCGGGAGGACCATTTATTGACCCTAAAGAACTACCCAGAGCCGACTGAAGGCCAGATTGAAGCGTTGCTAATTGCGCATGAGGTGCGTGAGTGCCTGAATTTACTTTTGGAACAAGGATACCCAGCGACACATGATGAACTGCATTACCTGTTGTTTTTAATTCAATGCCAGATTGCAGCGATGGCTGCGGGGAAGAGCGATGACTGGAACGAAGCTCAAGTCTATCCGTCAGAATCATCTGTCAGTTGAATGCTGGTGTCGCCGCCATGTGCTGATACCGATTGCATATCTAATCGAACAGCAAGGGGGCGAGCATACGGTGGACGATATTCTCAAAACCCTGCGGTGCGCGCAGTGTGGGGCGCGTGGGTTCATTGAGCGCTGCCAGATTATTTATGTAGGCGATAGTGAGTTTGCTATGACGGGGGCTAAGCAGGGGTCAGGTGGGGGTGATGCACCTAAAGAAGACCAGTAGGTTACCTTAGGTTATCCTATAGGTGACCTATAGGTGATACCTTACTTACCTCCCCCTCACTCTTATCTAAATATATATAAACCCTCGGCGCTCCCCTAAGGTACAACCTTCAAAATTGGTCGTTAAAAAGGGGGGTGTGGCAACTAAGTTTGGTCTACCACCTTAAGTCAGAACCTAAAGTACGCTCTTTAGCATTATGGCCAGTCAGCATGGCCAAACCTAAAGTATTTTGGTCGTACAATCTGGCTATTTCATCCATCAATCTTTCAGCATGGCGACTAGCCATCTGAACCTCAGCATCCTGAGCCATTGCATCCACCCAATATTGAACTGCCATAGCCAAAGCGTCCAACCTATCGTCATTCGTTAAGGCCCCACGCTCTGCCGTTATACGGGTCATTTGGTACATCAGCTGATAGCGTAAAGCGCTTTCTGGGGGTAGGTGCTGGCAGCTGTCATAATCGCTCTGTATGACCTTCTTATCCACTATCAGACGGTGCTGGTTCATCACAGGTTCAAGCACATCAATGATGCGCTTTTCCTTTTGAGTGTTGTGCCTAACTTCCGTCAGAGTGACAGGGTGTATCTTGCTAATAATTGGCACCAGAAGCTGGTTGAACATGCCATCACCAAAGTTACTTTCGATGATTATTTCATTCACAGCTTCTTGCTTGGCTATAGCCGATAGCTTCTGCAAGGCTTCCTCAGAATAACCCCCAGCAACCCCACCGCACCTGCGTACATATAGATAGCCATTCAGCATCTTAACCACAGCGTAGCCAGTCTCATCTTTACCGCGTCCAGAGGGGTCAACAGACATCACAGCGCCCGTATATTCAGCGAACTCATCGCTGATATTCATGGGCTTATGGTAGTGGTCACCGTTGAATGCCACGTTAGGCAAATCCTGGTGGATATACTGGTCATCAGATGCCCATAGGACTCGCTCAGGAGCCTCGTGAGTCGGTATATCCATCACTACTAGGTCACCTACCTTGAGCGGGTATCTTTGCGCGTCAGAGAGCCTCGTATCGAGCATAAACTGGAGTGCAAACCCGCAGCGACCGTAGGAAGCTTCACGTTCCAATAAGTCATAGTCGTTGAACCTGTTAGGGTCTGTAGATTTCCCTACAAGTTCTGGGTCATTCTCTAGCTCTCGTTTGACTTTAGGCGCCAGCTTGACACCCAGAGACTACCAATTGGTCTTCGTTAGGATACCTAGCAGGCCAGATGCGTACCTTGTAGCCACGATCTGGTAGTTTGTTGTAGAGGCTCTCTTGGTTCTGAGGTGTACCGAGGTAGATGATACGACCATCAGGCTTCAAGATAGCATCAAATTCTTTCACAGCTTCTGACAGTTTGTCTCTCATGCCCTGTGTCGCAGAGTTGTTAGGAACTTCGATGTCATCAGCAATCAATACGTCAGCACGAGACCCAGCTAGCTGCCCTGTAACACCTACAGATTTCACTGAGGGTGCGTGTGAGGCAGCAGCTGGGCCAACATCGAAGCAGATCTTAGATTGTCTCTGGTCACTGTGGGGGATGAGGTGCTGTAGTATTGGCATCTCGTTAATCAGGCGCAGCGTAAAGGTAGTGAAGTCATCTGCGCGTGTCTTAGAGGCTGATACAACCAAGATGTTTAGCTGTGGGTTCATGTATAGCAGCCATACGACATAGGCTGAAGTAATCCACGATTTCCCTACACCCCGGAAAGCTTCTACGATGATACGCTTCTCACCATTCTGGATGTGTTTAGCTATGTCGTATTGTACTGGTGTAGGGTCTGGGAGGTTCAGGTGTTGCCAACAGACAAACAAGAACTTGCGGAAGTCGCTTAGAGGGTCTTGATCTGTTGGCACACCGAGTGATGTACGATCTGTGAACATATATTAGTGGCGCATTTCTGATGCGTCTGCATCGTCATCGTTAAAGTTAGGTAGGGTAGCTACAAGGTCACCGAGGGGTGAGTTGTCTGCAGGTATACCTTCGATGTGGTTATCCTTCAGGAACTGACGGGCTACGTTCAGGTCCGATGATTTAGCTTCAGGGTCTTTGACGCGAAGCAGGAGGTTTTCTGCAAGTGTCTTATGCAGAAGCTCCATCATTTCTTTTTCTGTCATTTCGCTGCACCTTTGTATTTCTCAAATGTCCTCATACCGCCGAGGCCTAAAAGACTAAGCACTAGGGTCATGAGTTGTTCCGCCTGTAACTGCGGGAGTTCTGCGGGTAGCTTTAGGTATGCGTTGATAAGACCTGCGAAGGGTAAGACTAAGAACTGATACCCCAAGCCAAGGGCAGCGACCCAGCCGATAGCTGGACGCCACCCAGCCACAAACACTGAGCGATGCTTGGCACCTTCAATGTTTGCGACTGCTTGGAGAATGTGAGGTTGTTGCATGAGTGTTGCTAGTTTTAACTTAGCAGCCTCACGCTCTTCATCACTTGTGAATAGTTCGTCTAAACCTTTAGCAAGCCCATCGACAATACCGCCGAGTGGGTTGAGGTTCATAGGGTCACCTTAGTTTGTTGTAGCGTC